TCTAGGACCAACAACTGATGCCACTCCAAACTTCATAACGCTTCAATCTGGACTTATTTGTGTTGGTAGTTCTGAGAATACAACATATCGATTTTCTACATCAGATAATATTTCATCCTCTAGAGTCATAGACATAGGTGGTTCTTCATTTGCACAATTTGATGATCCAATCACTGTTTATGAAGGTACATACTTGACAAGAGTGTATGTTGCAAATAACTCGGTAGATCAAAGGTTTATAATTGATAGTCCAAATATTGATAGCTCAACTTTAAGAGTATTTGTTTCAGGCACTGCTGATGCTGGTCTTGGAAGACAATATCGTATGGTAGATAATATATTAAACATTGATAAAAACTCAGAAATATTCCTTGCACAAGAAGTTCAAGACGAAAAATATGAAATTTTATTTGGTGATGGTTTGTTTGGCAGAAAATTAGAAAACAACGCAATAATTACTGCAAGATATATTGTTACTGATGGAGAGACTGGAAATGGTGCATCAAATTTTAGTTTTCAAGGAACATTTACTAAAAGTGATGGAACTTTATTTACTCCATCAGATAATATAACTGTTACCACTGTTACAACCGCTTCTAATGGTGCTGAAGTTGAAGATGTGTCGTCTATTAAGTATTTTGCTCCTAGACTCTACTCAGCACAATATAGAGCAGTTACACCAAGAGATTATGAAGCTATAATTCGTGATATTTTTCCTCAAACTGAGTCAGTTGCAGTCATAGGTGGAGAAGAATTAAATCCACCTGAATTTGGAAAAGTTAAAATTAGTATCAAACCTAAAAATGGTACTTATGTGTCGGATTTTGACAAAACACAAATTAAGAATAAATTGAAGAGTTACGCTGTAGCTGGTATAAATTCAGAAATTATTGATCTTAAGATACTATATGTAGAGTTAGATACAACTGTGTATTATAATCCATCACAGATTTCTTCAGAAGCAAATTTAAAGACTAGAATAATAGATTCATTAAATCAATACGGAAACAATATTGAAATAAACAAATTTGGTGGAAGATTTAAGTATAGTAAATTAAGTACTTTAATTGACAGAGTTGATAATGGAATTACATCAAATATTACTAAAGTAATTATTAGAAGGGATCTAAAAGCATTACTAAATCAATTTGCACAATATGAATTATGTTTTGGTAATCAATTTAATATAAATCCTGCTGGATACAACATAAAGAGCACTGGGTTTACCATTTCAGGATCATCACAAGTTGCATACCTAACAGATGTTCCAAATAAAGATGCTGCTGGTAATTTAGATGGTAGTATGAAAGGAACAATTGGTGTAGTTTATAAAAATGAAAAGAATGAGCAAACCGTTTTAGTTAAAGAGGCAGGTATTGTTGATTACAAAAAAGGTGAAATAATACTTAATACTATTAACTTTTCATCCACAAACTCTCAAAATAATATTATTGAAATTCAAGCATTCCCTGAATCAAATGATGTTGTTGGACTAAAAGATTTATACCTTAATTTTGCTGTTTCTAAAAGCACAATAAATACGGTTAAGGACGTTATTGCTTCTGGAGAAGATGTATCAGGTATTATATTTACAAGAGATTATTATACCTCTAGCTACTCAAATGGAGATTTAGAGAGGAAATAATTTATGTCACAAATTGACAAAAGAATAAAAGTTAACACGATTATTGAAAATCAGTTACCAGAATTTATCACGGCTGATTTTCCTAACGCTACTGAATTTTTTAAACAATATTACTTATCACAAGAATTTCAAGGTGGTCCTGTTGATTTAATTACTAATTTTGATCAATATATTAAATCAGATAATCTTGTACCTGAAGTCATAGTTGGGATTACAACCACGGTAGGTATTACTACTGTTGGTTCTGAAACCATTAATGTTACTAGTACAAAAGGATTTCCTAGTGAATATGGATTATTAAAAATTGATGACGAAATAATATCTTACACTGGTATCACCTCAACATCATTTACAGGTTGCATTCGTGGATTTAGTGGTGTCACAGGATATAATGTTGGAGTATCATCATCACTTCTTGAAATTAATCGTGAAAAATTAATATTTGAGGATACAGATGCTACTGAACATAAATCAGAAACATCAGTTACAAACTTATCAGTTTTATTTTTACAAGAATTCTTTAAAAAATTAAAAAAGACATTTTTACCAGGATTTGACAATAATGAATTTGCATCAAACTTAGACGTAGGAAATTTTGTAAAATTTTCTCGATCATTTTATCAATCTAAAGGTATTGAAGAATCAATAAGAATATTATTTAAGGTATTATATGGTGTAGAATCTAAAGTTTTAGATTTAGAGGGTAATTTAGTAAAACCTTCAGATGCTGAGTTCATAAGAAGAGAGGTTATTGTTGCTGATCTAATCACACCTAACAGTAATCCTCAAAATTTAGTAGGACAAACAATATTTAAATCAAATGATCTTAATACAAATGCATCAATATCTGAAGTTGAAATATTTCAAAGAGAAGGTAAAAGTTATTATAAAATATCTTTATTCATAGGTTTTAGTGATCGTGATTTAATAGAGGGTATATTTACAATACCAGGTAAAACAAAAGTTTTAACTGATACTCCTGCAGGATCTTCTATTATATCAGTTGACTCTACAGTTGGATTTGGAACCACTGGTACTATTATAAGTGGTCAAAATATAATAAATTATACATCAAAATCAATAAATCAATTCTTTGGTTGCACTGGAATTAATATTGGTATTGGAACTGCTCACGATATCAGAGATAATGAGACAATATTTGGATATGAAAATGGTGATTTATCAAAAAGAGTTGACTTAAGAATTACTGGAGTATTATCAGAGTTTGAATCTGTTAGTGACATAAATTTAGTAAATGAAGGGGAGTTGATATTTGTAAAAAATGTAGGTGAGAAAATACAGAATGATAATAGCTCATATAAAGAAAAATTTGCTAATTCTTGGAAATATAATACAAGTTCAAGATTTCAAGTCGATATTTTAGGATCAACTTTTACATTAAAAACTGATATTGACAAATCTAAATTAAAGGTAGGAGATAGATTTCAAATCTTAAGAAGAAACGAACAAGTTGTTGAAAAAGTTGGTATAGTAAGTGAAATTACCCCAAATCTTGGTCAGTTTACTGCATCAGGCGTAGTTGGGTTCGTTCAAGATCCAAATGAATCTTATGATATTCGTAGAGAAATTGAAACAGTATCAAGCACTGGTGTTGAAATAGAAACTGGAAACGATACATTAATATCTGATGTTTTAAATGTATACACAGATTCAGATATTGATGGATATGTAGCATCTAATTCACTCCCCAGTTATAATATTACATCTAAAAAAGTTTCTGCTGCAACATCTTCTTTAAGTTTTGAGGGGTATAATTCTTTAACTGAAACATATAGTTTTATTGATTTTCCATTAGAAGTAGGTGAAAATTTACAATTTATTCAGGGTGATGCAGTAGTTTATAGTCCTGAAACGGAAGTTATATCTGGTTTGGAATCAGGAAGAACATATTACGTTGATCCTATAATTGTTCAGAATCAAAATATAACAAAACTTGCTCTATATGAATCACTAAGTCAAGTCGGTGGTGCAAGCACAGTACAAATTGGGATAGGAACCACTACATCTATAGATCACAATTTTATTTTACAGACACAAGGTAATAAAAAACTATACGTTGATAAAATTTTAAGAAGAATCCCCTTATCTCAAAATTTATTTGTGTCTTCTAAACATGAAACACCAGTTAATGATATAGGTATATTAAGAGATGGTGTTCAGATAAGATCACCAATTTCCGATGATAATATTTACTACGGACCTCTTGAAAAGATTGATGTATTTAATACAGGTGATGGTTATGATGTATTAAACCCTCCCATAATAGAAGTTGAAAATTTAACTGGAAATCCAGCTTTGGTTGAACCAGTAATAAAAGGAACTGTAAAAGAGATCCTTGTAGATCCCCAAAATTTTGATATTGAAGCAGTTGATAGTATTTCATTATCTGGAGGTAATGGATCAGGATGTAAATTACAACCAGTCGTGGGTAATAGATTTAGAACGATAGAATTTGATAGTAGAGATATATTTTTTGGAGGTGGTATAGACACTACTGAGGAAACAATTACATTTAAAAAAGAACATAATCTTGAAAACGGACAATTAGTTTACTATAACAGCAATGGTAACGAACCAATTACTACTGGAACAGCGTTTGATGGCACACAAGCTATTACAGGTGCATTATCAGATGGTGATCCATATTTTGTCAGAGTAATCAATCCAACAACAGTTAGAATTTTCAATACAGCATCTGATGCACTTTTTAGTGAAGATAGTGCAGTCGGAGTTAATACCGTTGGATTAGCAACAGATACAGTCTTTGGTGGCACCCACAAATTTAGAACTGAAAATGTTAATACTTTATTTTCAGTAAAGGTTATTAACCCTGGTGAAGGATTCACTTATCGAAAATTAAGAGTTGATCCAACTGGTATATCAACATCATATGATACGATTAATTTTGTAAATCATGGTTTTGAAAGTGGAGAAATAGTTAATTATTCAGCTAATACTGTAATAGGGGGATTAAGCACATCCACATCATATATTATTAAAAAAATTGATGACGATTCCTTCAAAGTAGCAAATGCTGGTGTTGGTGGAACATCAACCTTAGATTATGATCGAAATAAATTTGTTAATTTAACATCTGTTGGTGCAGGATACCATGTATTTAAGTATCCAGATATAACAATTGATATAAACGTTTCCTTCGCTTCGACTGTTACTGGTAATATTAATTTAACACCAATTATCACAGGTGAAATTATTGACGCATATCTTTACGATAAGGGGACTGATTATGGATCAAAAATATTAAATCATCAAATTAAACCTAAAATTAATATTCTTAATGGATCTGCTGCTGCAGTAAAACCGATTGTAGTTGATGGTAGAATTGAAGAAGTAGTTGTCGTTAATAAAGGAAAAAATTATAATTCTTTACCTGATATAGAAATATCTGATACTTTCGGAACTGGTGCAATAGTTAGACCAGTTATTGAAAATGGTAAAATTATTAATACGATTGTAATAAATTCTGGTATAGGTTATAGTAGTTTTTCAACAACAGCAAGAGTAAAACCAAGAGGGATAAATGCTAATTTAAATGGAAGAGTAAGATCATTAACTGTAAATGGCACAAGATTTGGTGATTTTAGTCTTACTTCAAGAGAAGATTTCTTAAATTTTGGTGTATTTGGATATTCTCAAAATATCGCAAATTCACTTGAAAATTCTTTTGATATCAAGGATAATGGTGAATTTGATAAAATAACAAATCACTCACCAATTATTGGATGGGCATATGATGGAAATCCAATTTATGGACCTATTGGTTACTCTGATCCAGATAATATAAATTCCGATCTAAAAATAATTGAAACCTCTTACATATTAAATGATACTAACCTTGTTAATAGACCAAGTGGATTTGCAGCAGGTTTCTTTATTGATGACTATTATTTTAATGAGTCTGG